CGGCAGGAGTGGTCTCTAGAGTTGGTTTGTGGAGTGGAGCAGATACTACCAACCGCACTTATGAAAGGACAATCTATATTCAAAGCTACAGCTATGGTCCTGGATGGTATAGGGGGTACGCCTATGCAAACAGAGGCACAGCGGTGGTCGATGTGTATTGGGGACAGGACAACTGTTGGGCTGGAGGCAAACTCGTCTATTGGGACAATCCCACCAGCAGTGGCAACAGAATCCCCGGTCAATTACTCACAGCAGACATTCTCAACTCTGGAAGGGTTGGGGTTATATAAGGAGAGGAATTTGGAAGACAAAATCATCATGATTATCAAGAAAGCCGATCAGGTCTTGATGGAGCACGAACTATCACGGTTCTCCCTGAATGAGGGAAACCTTTCACTGGGACTCAAGAGTGTCCAGATGTTTGATATCCCGATGTTGTTTCAGGGTGTGTATGAGGTGACGGTGATTACCCCAACACAGACGATCACAAAGACTGCAGTGTATATCTCATACAACTACATGGTTTTCTCAAACACCATCAAGGATGAAGTGACAGGGGAAGAGAAAACCTACCTCGATTGTTCAGACAATGGCCTTCTCTTCAAGGTAATAGGGTAATCAAATGAAAACACATCTTGAGCTTGCACAACTTTTCAAACAGATCACCAAGTGGGACACCATTGGTACTGACACCCAATACAGGATTATCCACTACCCCGATGAGGTGGTGATAGTCTTCGCACCATCCAATTCGCAATCGGACTGGAAAATCAATTTCAGCTTTCCCAAGAAGCCTTACAAACGAATGCCTACACCATTCTATGTTCACGGTGGGTTTCTCGATGAATGGAAGAAGATAAATGATGATTTCCTCAAGGCTGCTGCAAATATCGACAAGCCCATTACCGTCATGGGGTGGTCTTACGGTGGAGCGATGGCAACACTCTGCTATGAGGATATCTGGTTCAACTATCCGCAGAAGCGTTACATCCTCCGTCTGGTGACTTTCGGCTCTCCAAGAGTGATTGGAGCGTATAACTTCAAGAAAGTATGGGTACGGTGGCATGGTGCAACACTCTATGTGAACGGTAGCGATATTGTCACTGAAGTGCCGCCTTTGCTTTTGGGGTTCAGACACGTTGCGAAGACAAAGCACATCGGAGATAGGAGGGCCTTGTTTGGATATTTCAAGCCGAAAAAGCATCACCACATTGACGGATACATTGAGAGCTTAGAGGACGTTACATGCAAGACAGCTTCATGAACTGCCCACAGGGTATAAAGAATGAGAAGGATATTGAGCGACTCGGAGAGAGGGTAGGCCTTATGTTCGAACACTTAGGCGAGGGGATAGATAAATTGGATAAGAAATTGGATCAACTCGACAAGAAGATCGAAGACCTCAAGGAGAGTATCCCCAAGCAGATCGATGAGGCCGTTGAGATGAAGTGGAAAACTGGTGTTTATAGTACAGTCAAATGGCTTGTTGCCGCCGTGATTGTAGCCATCATCGGAGTGACTGTACGCATGATTATGGGAGGCTGATATGGATTGGTTATTGATCCTAAAGGTTCTAGGCCCTGTGATTATTGCAATCGCAATCTTCATGGAGACATATAAGAAGAAAATCAAGAAGGATAAATTCGATCCTATCAAGGTCTGGAAGATTGCAGCAATGCTGTCTTTCCTATTTTCTACTGTGGGATATTTCTCCTTCGATTTACCGGGGCATTACATTGCCATCATCTATTACTCCATCGTGGTATATGCCCTCCAGTTCGTCGTGGACATGAAGTTCATCAAGTTTCTGATGAGAGTGTATGCGAAGAGCAAGGGCGTTGTGTTAGAGGGGTTTGAGTGGGATGAGTAAGTTTATCAAAAAGGTATTCGGAGCGATTGTAGGGGTACTGTTGCTCTTCCTGGGGATTGAGAGACGCAAGAACCAGAAGCAGAAAGAGACAATTGTAGAACAGAAGCAGCAGATTGCACACGAACAGAGGCAGGCTCAGGCTAATAAAGTGGCTCATGAGATTGCAATCAAAGGAGCAGAGCAGAAACAGATATTCCAGGAAAAGCAGGAACAAAAGGATGCCAAGATTGAAAAAGCACAAACGAACGAGGAAGTCATCTCTATTGCTAATACTATTGTTGATGAATTTAATACTAGGCACAAGTTGCCAAACAGTCCCGGATATTAAAAGCTACGATATTCCTAAATTCGAAATATCTCGGCCATCAATTCCAAAGCTTGTCAATGTGCCATCCGATCAAAGTGGAGCGATAAAGGCTCTAACGACTAATTTATCATTGATGGATGGATATTCACAGCAACTTGAGTGGATTATTGATACCCAAACAAATTACTATCAAACTATTGTAAAAATCCTTAACTATTAATCTAACTCATTGTGGTATAGTACCATTAAGACTACTTATAAAGAAACTAATGAGGGGAAAATATGAATGAAAAATTTTCAGAAAACGAGAGAATTACTAAAGTGGTCAATAGTTTTGGAGGGATTCTTCCATGCACAGAGGTCTGTTATATAATTTCTATCATATATTCATCACAGGCTTGTCTAAATTGTTTCTCTAGGTATGAATCTTTGCTTCCGAGAAAAAATCTCCCTGAGATAATTTCATCTCTTCAACAAGCATTATCGTATGCAGCAGAAATAAGTAGGTTCTTTTGGCCCTCATATACAAAAGAAAAGAATATGAATCCACTTGCAAAAGCGAGGGGCAAGAAATTAAGGAATGCTTTTTCTGTAAAAGATGACTCCCCACTAAGTAATCGTGCTTTGCGTAATTATTTCGAGCATCTCGATGAACATATGGATTCCTTCTTCTTGAGCGATAATAGTTTTGGTATTTGGATTCCTTATAGTTTTATGGACACTGCAAATAAAGAACAGGGCGTTCAAACTCACTATTTCAAGATGGTTGATCCTCAGAATGAGAAAATGATTCTTTTTGATACCGAATTCTCCTTTTCAGAAATCAAAGCAGAAGTAGAAAGGATTGACAATTTTGCCCACCAGTTTTATGAGAATGGTGGACGCCTTCCAAGAGAAGTGTAACTTGTTATCCATCAGGTACCAATTTCCCTGTTATAGTTAAAAAACTACTCGCATATTTGACCTATGCAGAAAATATTTCAGCAAAATTGCTGTCATCTATAGCTGACTGTATTTCCTCTTTTTAATCCCTAGAAACCAAATTTCAAGATATTTCTCGTAAAATAATGGATAAATGAGTTTTCTTGTAATAATGTAAAAGTACATAATCATGGGGAGGTTGCGTCAATGGAAAAGCCAAAAAAAATCGAAATCAGGTCTAGCCAGTATCCTTATGAAATGTCAGCTTGGCTTAGTGAGAAAATTGAACATGTGGCGGAAGAGCTTGGATATCTCCATGACTCTTTTCAAGAGAAGTATCCTGATCTACTAAAAGATGAAGATGTTATAGAGATATTCTACCCTCTCCTATATGATTTATCTAAAATCCTTTCTTTTGCAGAGGGAACCGAGTGGAGATATCCTGAAATCAAAAAAGATGCGACGATTTATGAGATATTTAAAGCGAATGGATTGGGAAAATTCACAAAACTAGGGAGAGAGGAGATTGCTTTAGAAGTCCATGTCAAGGCAGTAAAGCAGTTCTTAATCAGATGGAAGGACTTGATAGCTGGATCGAAAGCTGAATCACGAACTTTACTTCACGAGCTTTTCATGAGCAAAGGATTTAATGATTCTAGAGCTGATAGTGTCGAAGAATTGCTCTATCAAGTTAGCGATGGCCAGCTCTCATGGGAGCAATTCGAAGAACAGTCGATTCATTATATCAATTGGTTAAATGAAAAACCTTTTCATTATAGATGCAGCGATATTGAAAGCAAAAAGGAGTTTTGATTGATTCTATATTACCAAAAAATCTACGCTTTCCATTGACTGTTAAACCACTGACGTTGAGTTAGCCAGTATTGTGAAGCTTTAATTGCATGGTCAACCAAATTATCCATCTTGATATTTGTTGGGTAAATACGTCCGTTTGAATATTTATCTGAAAATACATACAGCCCATGCCACCCATTTGTTGGATAACTTTGAGTTCCACCGTTTACCATATTTTTGAATTTTTCATTTTTTAAAAATTCACCATCAAGAACGATTGCTATACTCCAGAAGAAAGCGCTCATCGCTTGAATCGATGGTTCACGGTCACGTGATACACGGTCTCGGATGCTTGTTTTACTCTGAATGCAGCCAAAGACATAACAATCATCATTTTTACTTACAGTTGCATATAAATCGAAAGTGGATTGCAATATTTGTTCTTTCAACCAACTAATGTCTCTAACTTCATTTGCAAGTGCCTTGTTTTTTATAAGAAGGCTAAGGTCTTTTTGAAGAATTATTTGAATGTTATTTTCAGCCAGAGCGGCACTACCCAGAATTTTCACCATTTCTTCAAAGGCATGTCCACTTGATTTTTTCCAGCTATTATCTGAAGAAATTACGGCATCAATGATTTCTTTGTTACTAATACCTGATTTCCTGTTCACATGAATTGCGTAAATTGTTTTCCAAATTTCACTTGGTTCGATAGTGTTATATTTTTCTAGTGCTTCAATTGTAGAATTTTTTATTGCTTCATGTTGAGCTTTACGTTCATCTCCAGATTCTTGAAGCTCTGCATCATAGTGATAATTATATCTATCAGCACAAAAGTTTAGGTAGCTCATTCTACTTATCCTCCAGAATACTAATAATATGCTTGCCAAGTGCATATGCTAAGAGAGGAGGAACGGCATCTCCTATCTGTTCATATTTATCTTGCTCTTCATAGATATGGGGACAAATATAAGGACCTCCAAAAAAATCGTATGAATCAGGAAAACTCTGTAATCTAGCTACTTCCCGTACGGTTAGGCTCCTGTCTTCGAAAGGATGAATTAGCTCATCAATACAATGGGAGGTTACTGTAACAGATGGCAAATTTGCCTGAAGCCTTCTATTGCGTTGGATATACCACTTTTTTGGAAGAACTCGTTTTCTTTGGAGTTCTTCAACTTTTTCTTTTGGCAAATCCATGAACAAATCCTTTAATCCCTTTCCAGGTTTGATATAAGAAAAACGCTCTAATGTTCCAGTTCTATGGTTTGGGGGTAAGTGATATGTCAAAATATTATTATGACTTAACTTCCAGAAGTCAGGGTCTCTCATTAATTTCGTATATGCATTATTTCTATTTTCATAGTGAATTCCCTCAATCATTGAATTTACTTCAACTTTAGGTAAGTCTGCGATTGCTTCTTGTACTGATACATACTCTTTTTGGTGACCATTAGGAAAACTAAGGCTCAAATTCTCTTGTGATGCCAACACAAAAAATCGCTCACGTAATTGGGGTACTCCAAAATCGGCAGAATTTAAAACAGTATAGATATGATTAGTGTAACCGGCTTCATCGAGGTCTTTAAACAATTCGTCGACTATTAAACGGTTTCCATGCTTTTCTACTTTTTTTGTTAAGATAGCAGGAACATTCTCAAACAGGATAATCCTTGCATTTGCCATCTTTGCAATCCTTATCCCTTCTTGAAATAAGAATTGCCTATCATCATAAAAGCTTCTTGAAGTTGCACCTGCTGTACTGAATGTTTCACAGGGCATTCCAGAAGTAACTAAATCAACTGGTTTATCCAATCCAATTAAATCGGATTTTTGTACCTTTCTGATATCACTGTGTATGATATTAACTTCTGGATGGTTCTTGCCGTAGCTTTCTACACACGATTTGACTTTCTCAATAGCATTTAAAGTATGGAAACCTGCTGCTTTCAATCCAGTGCAAAAGCCCCCAACACCGCTAAAGCAATCGATATGAGTAAAATCCATTCCATGAATCCTTATTACATTTTATGTGATAGTTAAAACACAGATAGTATGAACACATCATTAAGATTAAGCAAGTGAGAATGGTTGTTTCATTCCACAAAGTCCCTCCCGAGCAGATACCAGAGATTGACCTTTCCATCTTCAGTGAACGCATCCCAAATTTTCTTAGTCTGCCCGGAGGGGAGTCCTACAAACTCTGCACCACCTAGTCCGAGACTGACACTCCTATCAATAATTCTATCTCTATCACCGCTACCGATTGCCTTGGTGAAGCTATACACCTCGGAGACAAGCGGCATACCACTGTCGCTATAATACCTATCCATCACGATATCCGACACATCCGGGCCAATGACAGGGAACATGGAGATAAACTGTGAGGAGAAATTCCTCAGCAGATCATCCCACATCTTGTCATCGTCATCCTCATCATCGAAGCCGCCTTCCAGTGCAACAATTCCGGCTAGAGAAATTCCAAGCCCAACCATGTTCTTGAACGCTTTCTCATACATCTTATTCTTTATGGCATACGGAATGTCATAAACAATATTCATGTTCTTGTTGAGCTGGTTCGTGAACATCAGCAGGTATTTCACAATGGTGCTGTTCGTATCATAGATGGCAGCAGAGTCTTTTGTCGTACCCCCTGGTTGAGTGTCATTGATCCACTTGGTCGCTTCCATCGAAGCCTGTTCATCGGTCATGCCGTTTGCAATGTTGTTCTGGTATGCACCGTACCACAGAGTCTTCTTGATGAATCCATCGATGAATTGGATGGGAGTCATACCCACCTCACCAATTTTCTTCACTTTCCTGCCAAACTCTGTCTTGGTTTCCATTTGGGTGAAGGAAGAGAAGTCTATCGACATGCTGTGTCCTCTCATCTGAGGAGACTTGTCATAGATAAACTCACTGGTTCCCTTGTAGTCGGAGGACATGTGAGCAATCGCCTCGAAGAGTCTTCCTACACCAAATTGCTGTGCAAACAGGCCGAAAGCTGGAAGCTGCTTGAGCGTAGTGAGAATGTTGAATCCAAGCCTTGCAACAACCATGTTCGCTCTTACCCTGTTAATCATGGTGTCTGCATCATCGTAGATGTATCGCTTGTTTGCCACCCGATTTAGGAAGTCCTGCAGTGCGGTAGCGTAGTCCTTCCCTGCATTCATGGCAATGAGATTGTACATGTCCCCACCATTCTTGTGCATCAGCCAATTGGTCTTGTGGAAGAACTCTGCTCCTGCAATGTAATGTTCCTGTTTGGAGACCATTTTGTTCCAGATCGAGAGTGCATTGAGCTGGAGAGGATAGTCCCCTCCGGTTCTCTTGCGAGTCATGCTGTCTTCTGGAGTTTCCTGCATGTTCAGGTATTGGTCTTCCATCAGGTCACTGAAGGAAATATGCTCACCGGTACGAATGAGGGGGAAGTAATTGGCAATCTTCTCAAGGGACTTGTTGTTTATCTTGTAATAAACATCGGCAACCTCGTTGTACCTGCTACCCATGTCATTCATCAGCCAGTCCCCGAACTGCTTCTGCTTGTCAGTAAGGCTGTTGACTACAGTCTCCACGTCATCCCTGATTATGTTTCCATCCTCGTCACGCTCAATAACAAGCTTGTTCCCGTCAGGGGAAGTAAGCTTTTCCAATGCGTCCGGTTGCTTTGAATAGATGTAGATACCGATTGCTTCCTCAAGGGTGAAGTCTCTGGTCACAGTCTCCTCTTTTCCTTTCTTGCCTGTCTTTGTATCAAGCTTAAGGGTGACATGTTTTTTCAGGAGGCTGTCCTTATCTATCTCCAGCTCCTTCATTACCTTCTTGGCTGCTTGGTATCGATTGTACTCCTCACGCTTCTCATCATCCAAGACACCCTCGATCCCTCTATGGAATACGCCATTACCGTCAATACCACCAAAGATGAATGGCTTAAGGGTCTTTTGTGCAGGGTCAAGCTTGTCAATGAGCCGGTTCATGGTAATGAAGTTGCGTTCAAAGAAGCTCAGGGCCTTGTTGCCTTCCTTATCTGTCGATCCCTTTAGCTTCTCTTTTGCCATGAATTCCCTGAATTCCTCGATATTCTCGAAGCTCTTGTTATTGTTCGTTGCAAGGTATTCATTGGCAATCTTGAAGGTCTCACGCTTAAGTGCTTCATCCCTCATGGTCTTTTCATACTTTGCTTCACTTCTTACGTCTGAGGCAGCATTCCTGAGAGCAACAACGGTACGGATATCCATTCCCTTTGCAGGGTTCTGCGCATATACGCCATCATCCACAAACTCAAAGAAAGGCATAAGCTGGGAGGGAATGTCCTGTATGCCGATCTTTCGTGCTTCAAATTCAGCAGACAACTCCTCACCGGAGGAAGCGTAGAGAATCTCCAAGGTCTTGTTCAGCCTGTCCATGATTTTTGCATCATTGGTGTTGCTCTTGCTGGAGGCAATATTCTTGATAGTCCTGTTCGCCCTGTCCAATGTCTGCTTGATTTTCATTGCCTCGATGCGTTTCTTCTTGAGTGCATTGAGACGCTTGTACATTCGCTTGCGTTCAGAGTTCTTCTTGTTGATTTTCTGGAGGTTGTGGTACTTATCCTCAAGCTTCCCTACGTTACGCTCAACAGCCTCAAGCTCGCCTGTTTTGTTCACAAGAGCATCAGAGGTTTCCTGCAGTTCAGCTTCAGTTCCCATAAGGTCTGCCTCAAGCTGGGATATCTGCTCCCTGGTTGTATTTACGAGGGTTTCCACCACGTCACCGGTAGCAAGGTTCTTGCGGATCATTTCCTTTACAACAGGGTCGGTGTCCTTTGCCTCAAGGAGTTTGCGAAGTTCTTCGTTGCCGAACGCCTCCACCTCAACACCTTCATCAAGGTATGTCCCCTCCACGGTCTTTTCGTAGGAGAGTTGTGGCAACATACCCTTGTGCTTGTAGAAGTCCCTACGGTAGCGTCTGAGGTCATTACGGATTGCCTTCCTTGCCTCTTTATACCGGTATTCTGTGTCCTTTTTGTTTGCGAAAGCATAATCAAGGGAATAGAACTCTGAGGGGAGGTCATTATGGATTGACCCCATGTCTGAATTCTTCAGCAATGTCCTTACAACCTCAAGGAGGTATTCCTTGTCTGTAAGCTTCTTGCTGAAATTCCTGTCTGCCTTTGTTGCCCCTTCGAACCGTGATTGCCAAATTAGTCTCTCCACAAAGCGTTCGGGGTCACGTACCTCATCTTTCATTGCGGTGAAGGTTTCTTCGCTATGGTTTTCCTCAAGGACTTTCAGGACTGCTTCTGCTGTTACTTCCTGCTCACCATCAAGCTCATTCTCGACAGTCTTCAATGCCCTCTGGAATGTCTTGAAAATGGTTGGGTCTTGGAGCATTATACGCCTGAACTGGATTTCCCAATCAACATCGGGGTCTCCCTCCAATGCCTTGAGGGTGGAATCAGGTACGTAGTAATGGTTCTCCAGTGACCTTTTTGTGGTATCAAGGTCAACGTCACGGCTGATGGAGGCAAGGGTTTCGTCCTCTAAATCAGTCCGTACTCCTGCAAATCCCTGATTGTCGGCTCTTCCGTTTCCTCCCAAGGCTCTCTCGTCTCTGGGTTCTGAAAGTCCCAAGGGAGTTCCGATTCTATCTCCGCTCCCACTTCTTCTTCGTTGTTGATCCCGTATGAGTTTAAGAGGTAACGTTCTCTCGTAAGAGGACTCTCGTACAACAGCATCAGTTGAAACTCCATATCCTGCATTAATCTGCTCTCTAACAGTTCTTCCTCTTCCCATTTTCTCGTTGGCGTCTTGGATGATTTGTTGTCTTGTTTCATCATTATCCCCCCCATTCTCAAAGTAGCTCTTCCACTTTTCTCTTGCATTTTTAAGAGTGCTTTCATTCTTGTAATCTTCTGTAAACAGCTTTCTTATCGCTTCCCACGTAATAGATTGCAATTCACGTGGAAGTAGTCCAAGCTCCTCTGCAACCTCAATATACGCCTGTGCATATATTGGATACGTACCATAAATACCATCAGCACCATTACTTGATGGATTTATCATCCCTTTTTCACCAGTCCCGAAGTTATGCTTTACTTCATAGCTAGTACCTGCAACAGGCATCATCAAGGATGCGGCTACTGCATGTGTATCTATTGTAACATATCCTCTTTTTGACATGGGTATTAAAATGTTGTTATAGAAATTCCTGACTTTGTGTCCAGTACCAAGTGAGGATGAAAGAGTTTCTGGGTCTGAGTTTGTGAATGCGATAAACGATGATGCTATTTCGCTGAACGAACCCCATGCAACCTTTTTCTCTTCTCCATTTTGGTCTTTGACCGTATCACCGAAAGTCCCATCCATACCGACAAAGTTATAGCTTTTTGGGTTGTGCGTCTCATCATAGAGTCTAATCCAAGCAGCAACCCTTTTCTGTCTCTCTGCCCTAAGAGCGTATATCTTGATCTTCTTGTTTGTTTCCTCATCCTTTGTGGTTTTAGTTTTAGATAGGCTTACCTCCTGTATTTGCTCATCAGTATATACTTCAGACTCAAGCTCTGCCACAAGTTGCTTCAGTGATTTTCCTGAGATGTATTTGGTAATATTATAGTTTTCATAACTTGTGTTACCACTCTTATCTACCTGGGGCAGATACACTGCAATGGCATCAGGGTTTCCAATCCTCACTGCCTCTGACATGGAATCATCCCATTCGATCGAGTCGATGTTGCTCACAATATCCATCAATCTTTGGGCAAGACTTACATTCTGAAACCAATCCTTCTGTGGGGACAGGTTCGCTATTGCGGCGGATATCGACTCAATAGGCCTCCCGTACTCAATAGACCATCGCCTAGCTATTCTATTTGCACCAATATACCATCTTCTAGTCTGTTCCCTGACTTCCTCGTCAACCATATCGTACAAGGCCCTGAGATTGTCCTTAGCAAAATCCTTGAATTTCTGTACAATTTTCTCTGGATTTCTGAGCCTACCTTTATTGAACCATTCATAACCATCAATAACATCAGCCATCTTCTGGACAATGTCTATGCCTTTTGCAGTTTTACGATGCTTCATGACATAGTCCATATTTATGGAGGATTTTTCTTTTACAGGGTCTATGTTCCTCTTCTTTGCTTTTGGGTTTGTAGTGCCAAATTCATAACTACTCTCTTCGATGTTGTATGTTTTTGCATAGTCTTCATCTAATGCCCCAATCCTTGACATCTCTTCAGAGTAAATTTCTACATCACGACGGATAGAGGCCAAAACCTGATCTGATTCTTTGGTTGCCAAGTCAATATAAACAGGATTCTCTGGAGTGGGAATCCTATTATCAAAGACGTCTTCCATGTTTTGCTTGTTGACGAAGGGCTTTATGTCCAGTATCTTTTGCTCAGAGGCCAATGTCGTAATGTCTGGTACGCTCCTTAGTAGGGTGTGCGCATTCTCGACTGGTCTCGTTTTTATTCTTTCTTCAAGGATATCTGATTTAACATTGCCAATATGCTCACGACTTTCCTTGCCAAAAGCTCTGCTGTTTATTGCAAGGATATTGCCTTCCAATGCGTATTCATCTAGGGATTTTCCCCCATTCATTTCCGGCTTCCAAGGATACATGCTGTTTACAGTAATTCCATTATCCACTGCTATACCATCTTTCCCATCTGGATAGTCAAAGTAATTCCTGACAGCAATAAGCAGTGGTTGCATTTCTCCCCGATGTTCCACGTAGTACCGAGTGACAAAAAGCGGCCCATCCTTGTTTATATCATTGTTTGATGGAGATTTAATAACCATGACAGGATTAGCAAGCTCTTGCGCAATCCTGCTTACATGGAAGATATTAACGCCATCCTTTCCATGTTCCCTGATGATATGATTGATGTTGCGGCTACTCATTCTCACTTCACCGTCATTCAGCTTGAATATCTTCCCATCTGCATTTCTCTTATACTTCAGCCTATTGAACCAAAACCAATGGGGTGCAATCGTTTTTTGGTTGTCCCAATCATAATCAACACCACTTTTTTCCAGCGAACCATTGTAATTGGAAATCAGCTCCTCAAGATGCCAATACCCACGATTTGAAATCTTTGCAAGTGTATCCACCACCTCATTTGGTTCTCCAAACAGGTCAAGCTGCAGTTGTGGTGCTTTGGTTGCCTCTACGGTAGTCTCCTGCTCAGCCTTGCTCTCCTGCTCAAGCTTGAAGTCAAAGAGTCTGTCAAAGGCTATCCTTGTTTCCCTGTCGAGTTGTGGGCTAATCAATCCAAGGAAGTCACGTATTGCCTGTCCAATCTCCTTGAAGATTGTCCCTAGGCTACTGTCCCTGACCTTCCCATCGATGAAGTACTGCTCAAGGTCTTTGGCAAAGGCTTCCTGAAAGTGCGTTCCGATTGAACCACCATCCTGCTCAAGCTGACTTGCATACACGTTGAGGAATGGTGCGAATTGCTCGGTATCCTTGATTACGTTGACAAGGACATGCCCCATTTCATGGACAACGGTGGTTGGGGTGAATCCCTTTGCAAGCCCGATCTGATGTTTGTTCCCCTTTTTGTATGTGAGTCCATTCAGCAATGGCTTTGCACTCTTTCCAATCTGTACCTCTGTGCTTGCAATGCCTTCACTGGAGCTAAGGAAGTCAGCCTCCTGCTCCATTGAGAGTGCAATAAATGGCTGTGCATTGAAGTTTTCATTGAAGAACGTGTTCACGTCCGTCTTGGCTACCTTGGAGGCAACGAAGGCAAAATACGTTGAGGGGATGGAGAGCTTATAAATCTCCTCCTCAGTCATGTTCGGGGACTGCTGTTTGATGGTGTCATGTATCTGCGGAAGGATGGTCTTGTTGAGGAATTCCACCTCTTCCGGTTTGGCCCCCTTTCTCTGGAGCGTCCTGTTGTAATGATTGTATTGCTTCTTGACGACCTGCTCAGGCTCTACTGTCTCCTGCTTATCAAGGCTCATTTCCTCCTCGTTCAGCAGGGCTTCCTCTTCATACAATTCGCTCTCTGTAGGCTCTGGTTCAGTTTCCTGTGTAGTTTCCTCACTCTCGTCAAGAACTGTCTCTGTAGGCTCAGGAGCAGAGGGCACAGGCTTACTCTGGACTGCTTCCTTGACACCTTCATCGGTGCGGAGAATGAGGGAGTGGGTTATCCCGTCCTCTTCCCTGTCAATGATGATTTCATTCTCGTTTTCGTGGTAGCCGACAACAGACTTCTGGTTGAGTGCATAGTCCCTTGCCTTCTTTTGCATGGTCTCTGTATCCCCGAATACAACCACACCATTTTTCTCTACTGCTTCATTTGCCCTTGCAAACGACCTTGCAGACTGGACTGACTCCTTGGTGAACTCGGAGGAGGTTTCAGCGACCTCTACATTGAGTGCCTTTGCTCCCTTTTTCTTGAGACCGGCTACCAGCCCTGCATGGGCCTCGTCCAGTGGTTTGAACAGGTCTCCTATCTGGATAACCTTGATAGGCTCACTGGCCTTCTTTACGTCCGTCTCCTTGACTCCACTTGGAACTTTAATCGTATCGATGGAGACAGCAGCGGAATTCTCGTTGAACTCTGAGAACCGGTTTGCATTGCGCTTGAGTGCTGTATCGCTTGCGTTGTATTCCTGAATGGTGGAAATGGTGGCGGAGGGTAGACCGGTGAGGATCATTCCCTTTGCGGTTGATACTGCGGTCTGGGCCATAGCCTTGATGATGTCTTCCTTGCTGTGTCCCTCGAACAGTGTCCCCTCTGTCTCATTGCTGTGCTTCATGATGTAATTGGAGGAGGCCATGCCGATAAGCTCTTCAATCGCTTCCTCTGCCGCTTCCCCTGTAATACCCTTCCCAAGGTAATCCGTAGCGATCCGCTGTCCCCATTTCTTGACAGCACCGCTTTTCACCAATTCCTTTGTGGCCTGTTTGCTGAATATCTTACCGGCTACCTTGTTGGCAATCCCACCAGTGACCTTCTCGAAACCGTCAGTGACCAGATTCAATGCCCCGACCCCTGCCATAGTCAGAGACCATGCAGAGAGAATGTATTCATCGCTGAGTCTGTTTCCTTCCTCGTCCTTGACCTGAAACAAGTCCTTGGCAACCGAACCGGCCTCCATCATGCCTGAGTAGATTGAGCTACCTGCCTTTGCCGCAAGAAGGCTTGCTCCACCTGTGACGGTAGAGAGCGCACCACCGGCAATGTACATTCCCATCGTGGGTATCATGGAAGGGACAATCCTTCCCGACTCAACAAGCAGGTCTGTGAACAGGCTCATGTCCTTGAAGTCATTGCGGTAGGGAAGTTTCTGAGAACCCATTTCCTCGATTGCCTCATGGATTTTCTGCTTGTATGCCTCTGAATCAACACCACTGCGCTGCGCCTCAAGCATGGCCTTGCTGAACGTCATGGAAACATCAAGGTCACTCTTCTGTGCCTTCATGGTATTGACGAACTCGGTCATGAAATTCTGCGTATCCAATTCATAGCCGGTGAAATTCTTGATGATCTTCTGCGAGTTGCGCATTGCCTCTTTCTTGTTGATGTTGGGGAATGCGTCAGATATGATGTTGGAAACAGAATAGGCCGCCTCTGCACTTCTGGGGTCTGGATGGTTGCTGTACACATTATGTATCTGCTCTTCCATCTCAAGCCATTTCTTCTCATCATACTGAACAGTAAAATTGAACATCGTTTCCTCCGGTTATCAGTGAATCGCTGGTACAAGTGTATAGGTGATGAAACTACTTAGTGGCTTTGTCTGTATCGTCCCATCCTCCTTGGCCTTTTTCAGGGCATTCCTGTCCACCTTGTATTCCAAGCCTGAGTAGTATTTACCTGCATTCCCTGTGAGGGATTCGATATCCTCAGCCTTTGCATTCAACGATGAGACGTAGGCTTCTCCCTTCTTCCCAAGAAGGCTTGCTTTTCTTGTAATGAGACCATCAAGGTAGTTCTCGACCTTGTCCACATCTACATCATCACCACTGAAGAGGTAATCTCTTGCGTATTTATCCCCGATTCCGTACTGATCCATGACAAAGGTATCCTTGATTCCCTCCTCAAGGCTTGCCTTGCTCTTCTCATGCACTGAAGCCTCAGAGGAAAGTGTCTTGGTGCTGTCCTCATGCGCATAGACGAATCCCCTGTCCCCTTTCTTTCCTCCGTCATTGTAGAAAAACCTTTCTCCACCTATCTCAACACCCATCTGATTGTTCATGACAAATGGGGTGATAGTCCCCTCAGGATCAAGTTGCCTGACTATCTCAGGGTCAATCTCACTCTTTGCAAGGTTGTACACATCGAGCGTCCACTTGGAGACCAGGGAAGCCTGTTCCCACTGTGCCCTTGAAATCGGTGGTAGTTCATTCAGGAAGGTTTCAAACTTCTTCTCAAAATCCTCACCATCCAAGGGAGGTGGTTCAAAGCCCATAGCCCTAGCCACGTCATATGCAATCTCGTTGCCTATTTCCTCGTCTGAGCTTCCATTCCTCTTCTTGGTAAGCCACATTCCAAACTTGCTGCTTTCTGATCCAAAACCTGCATCGGGATTGCTTGGATCACTCAAGAGGTTTGTGATTACCTTGGGGTCATACCGATTCAACTGACCACTTGCAAAGTCTGTATAAGCGGCCTTGCTTGCTGTCTCCCTCCCGAATACATTCGTGTACATGACTGTAGAATCGTTCTGGAGAATCTCCATAGTCTTGTCTGCATACTTGGTGTATTCTGCATCGAGTAGCTCATTGTACACACGCTCTGCCACGACATTTGGGTCTACGAATGCTCCATTTGCATTGTTCAGGGCATACTGGTACTCATCAAGGAAAGCCGCCTTGAAATTCTGCACGACCTTGTCTGTGAGAAGACTGCTAGCCGGTACTTTCTTCCCATCCTTGTCATAACCGAAACCTGCCTTCTCCTCTGTGTACTTGGAGAAGATTTTCATAGCTTCCTGAACCTGCCTGTATTCAGGTGACTTGTAGACCGAAACGTCCTCGTTGATTGCGGCAAGGTATGTCTTCTCTGTTATCTCCCCATTCACCAATTTCTCGTAAGCAAGAGCATCATACTCTTTGTCATCGAGTGAGAATTTCATAAGGTTGAGATTACTTACTGCGTCTGGATCATCGTACCGTGCCCCAATCTTGCTTGCATCAAGAAGGCCCTCATATATTCTGTCAGCGGACTTGGCAATGGTTTCATCCAGAGAGGAGGCGGTACTGCTTCCCCCATAGCTCCTGCCTGAGGGGAGGTTGCCGGAAATCATCTTCCCTTTTGCCTCGCCTATAAGCTGTTGAGCGTATTCCTTCCTGCCGATTGGTTTTTCCCCTTGGTGTTCCTTGGCCCACTGGAGGGTATTCTGGAATGAGGTGTCGGGAATAGAGAATCCAAGCTCCTTGATTGACTCATCACTGAGTCCACGCTCTACAAGGGCAAGATACATCTGATTGTCCGTATACTGGTCAACATAGGCAATGTGCTGGTTGATAACCTCTGCGTCCTTCATCTGCAGGTATGTTGCATCATCAGCAAAATCGAGTGGGTCGAGACCGGCTTCCCTCATTCTCTGGTCGGTCATGCCAGGCATGATGGTGTCCTGCTCTGAGAGATAGGGCCTGAACACCTTGTCCTCAAATGTTGCATCGGATTGTGCCTTCTTGATGAGGTGTTCGTTGTTTATCTCGTTGTACAATTCCTTGTAGTCAGTCTCGGTTAAATTCGATTTTTGCTCTATTAAATGGGAAATTACGTCACTTTTGTCAATATTCCCGTTGCTAAACTCGCCAATCATCGTTCTAACCGACTTGAGAGCATCACCATCTGAGTTCTCTTTACCGGAGAATCCCTGCGCTTCCTCTCCATCCAGTCTTAGGTGGTTCTGGTAATTCTCCTCGGCTGTATCCATCATTTGCTTGTACAGGGGGTCTTCCTTGGTGATCCCATAGGTGTCAAGGATTGACTTGGCCTGTGCAGTGGTAAGTGAATCATCGTAGTTCATGGAGTTGAACACCTTGATTGCGTTATCCTGTGCATGGGCCTCTGCCTGATTCTTCCACGCATTGAAGAAATCAGGATTTTCCTCAACGGTAAGCCCATACTTTTCTGCAACCTCATCGATTCTACCCTTGCTCAGGCTTCCACGGTAAAGCATTGTTCCAAGCTCGTTGTTTGCGCTGTTAAAGGAGTTCTGCCTTGCCTTGGCCCTGTACTGGTTGAGCATCCCTGCATTCTCTTGGTAGTCAACACCGCTTTTCTCAAGCTCTGCCTCATACTGGTCGATGGTAAGGTTATCGTCCTTGTCCAAGGCCTCAAGGCTGTTTGAGAGTGTTGAGAGGTTGTGGTTTTCCAGCATGGTCTCCCAAGTGTTGATTACTCGCTCATCCTCAACACCATATTTATCGATGATTGTCTGAAGACCCTCACCTGAAAACTCTTCTGAGTTGATAAGGCCGAACACCTCATTGTTTGCTTCGTTGAGTTCCTTATTGGTTCTGATCTCATTCAATCCTGCAATAAACTGCTCGTCTTCAATCTCGTTCTCTGCCATGATTGCGTCAAAATCAGCCTCGGATATCGGGCCTTCGTTGAATTTCTTATAGAAGGCGTTTGTTGCAGTCTCCATGCTGAAGCTTCTTGCCGCCTTCTCAATGGATTCACGTAGTACAGGGTCTTCAATATTGTTCTCATCAAGCCATGCCTTTGCGGTAGAAAGCTTTAGTGTGCCGTCATTGCGAGAGGAGGCGAGGAAATTATCAGCGGCTTGTGCTGTCTCTGCCTTGTACTGTGCCTGTCGTGAGAAATACTGCTCTCCCTCTCCCATAAGTGCATCTTGCATTTCGGAAGAAAAACCACTGCTCTTGATTGCAGAATCAAGCTCCTTTCTGGTACTGAATCCACCGGTTGCAATCTTCGCACGTGTGCTTTCAAACAAATCGGCTTCAGTCTGGTAGCTGTATGGAGACTTCTCAAAATCCTTCAACTCTTGGATAACGTTTGCTTCAGACAATGACTGTTGCTTGAGTATCAGAAGCTCTTCCTGTGAGAAGTTTGCACTAATGTCTATAAGTTTCTGGTTCTGTTCCTCACTACGCTCTCCTCCAAGCGAATACAGTCTCTTGAAATCCCTCTGCATCTGGATACGCTCGTTGTTCCTTGCAATGGTCAGGTCGGCTTCCTTCTGCGCCATGAGGAATTTGGCATGGACAGGATTATCCTTCAGTGCCTTGTCGTAGACAGCATTGACGTCCTCGGTGAAATAAAGGTTGTTTGAATTGGTCGCCTGTGCAGTCTTGAGTTCCTGCATGGGGTTCTTGATGTTATTCTCGTAGAAGTCAGCGGCTTCCTTTGTCTTCTGGGCAACCAGTGAATCCCACATCTTCCCTGCCTGTGTTATAAGCTCATTTTTCTTGGTCTCGGAAAGCGGTTCCCCTCCATAGGTTTCATTCTCAAGACCTGCCTTGTACTCCCTCATGAAAGTGGAGAAATCCCAATTATTCACATTCTTGTCGGAGAATGTTGCATTGAACACTGTAGTGAGGTCATTGTTCGGCATGGTGTCTTTGAGATCATTGGTGTATTTGTTGATTGTGTCCTGCTGCAGCTTCTCATTGAAAGGATGGAGTTTCTTGGCATAATGCTCGATTGCCATGACAGACAGGTCGAATCTGCTCGCCCCATTGTTGTATGCTTCCTGTAGCTCACTGGAGAAGACCATGCTTTCGCCTTCCTCTTCAGCTTCACCGCCAATCCTTGAGTCTCCGGCACTGACAAAGCCATCGGAAAGGGTAGGTTCTTCTTCTGCTTGTTTTCCGGTATAGCCTTTCTCGTAAATGATACCGCTACTCTGGAGATATTTTACAACGTCCTGTGACTGGATAATGCCATTGAGTTGATTGGTGTTGTGTGCCTGTGTTGCCGCAACCTCATCCTGTTTCTTCTGTGCATTCCACGTACTGATTTTTCTGGACTTCCTTGTCTCCAAGCCCTTCTTGAATTGCTTCTTTACAGTAGGCCACATCTTTGACTCTGAGGTGACGGATTCCCCATACTCGGCATACAGGGTATTGATCCTCTCTTCCCATTCTTCAGGGTCTGTGTCGGCATAAATTGCCGCTTCCTCTTTGGAAAGGTCAATCTCTGCCTGGTTGTTCAGCTCCTCAAGCTTGTCCTGCATCGAATTCTGTATGAGGGTCTGCCCTACGGAGAGGGTGGTGTTTGCTATCGTGGAAACAGTATTGCGCCTTGCGTCTGCCTCGATGTTGAATTTCTGTGACTCAAACTGCGCCTTATTGATACCGGTGTATGCCATTCATCTGCTCCTTACACATCATCATCGTCAAACTGGACAAACGATTCATTGATCCTGCTGTCCTCATCCCCTGCATTCTCCTCGAAATACTCATAGTCCTTCTTGTGGGATTGCATGGAGGCTTCCATGTCGTCCTGTTCCGTTTCATAGTTTGCATAGCTCTTCAGGGCTTCCTCTGCGGCTTGCTGAGCTGAAATGTCTGCCTGTCTCCTGAGTTTCTCCGCTGATTGGGAAGCTGTCATTTGGTTACTCTGCATCTGGAGCGTGGTGGACTTGTTCTGCATTGCTATCTGGTTCTGGAGGGATTCTTCTGCAAGCCTGTTGACCTGCTCCTGCATCTGCTGTGCATTATCCCCCGTCCCTGCGTCACTACGTATCCCACTGACATTCTGTGAGGCTACAGCGGCTCCCTGTGCTTGCTCAGCCTGTATGGACTGTTGCATCATCCCAAGAGCGTTTTGCTGTCCCTGCATACCGGCAAGAAAGCCTGTCTGCTTATTTGAGAAGACTGAGTTCTCGATTGCCTGTCTTGCATCTGCATCATAGGCTTGCAGTTGTTTCGCAAAGGCTGTATCTCCTTGGGAAAGGCCACTCATGAGGGTTGCGGTATCAGCTCCGCTACGGAGTTTGTCAAGGAAGTTGTTCCCATACGTGGTGGAGATATTGGTATCAAAGAGATCGGCCCTTGACTGTCTCTGCCTTGCAAGCTCATTGTACTGACGTATTGAGTTGTTGGCATTCTCTGCGGCACTGATTCGACTGCTCTTCTTTGCATTGGCCTTGTTCATTTCATTAATCAGGAGGCTTATGCCCCCACCAATCAAAGCCCCTAACATCAGTTCACCTCCACTTCATAAGTCATAGCAAGCAGGGTAAGTGGGTCTCCTGCAACCGACTCGACAATCACTTTCAATTCCTTCCTTGCCCCACCGGAAATGGGGATTCTGTAATCACTGTTGCCTACCGGCCCTCTTGTCTTCTGCATGTACTTGTCCTCGACACCAGTCCTGATCCTTCCAGAATCAAGGCAACGCACCCATACTTCCTTGGCCTTCTTTGACTTGCCGATGGTCGAACCACTCTCGGTGTTGAAATCAAACCGGTTGCCTACCATCTTGGAGGTGTACTCAAGGTCTCCCTGCAAGGCTTCCCCTGCTCGGTCAAGGAACACTTCCTGTTCAGTGAAATCAAAGCGTTCGATATAGTAGGATTCCCCTCTCTTCACCACTGCATAGAGCTGTTGTCCATAGGTATCCTCATAGGTTGCAATGCTGACAAACGTTCCCTGCGTATCCCACCTTGACCATCCCTGCGTCCCATTCAGCTTGTCGTAGGACAGGACAGCAAGCGTTCCGTCATTGAGCAGACAGACAACCAGAGGCTCAGGATTGTTCATGGTAATCAACTGCCTCACCCCTGCAGAAAGGATATGGTCAGCGGTGTAGGTAAGGTCGTTTGATACCGTCCCATTCTGCGAGTAGGTAATCTCCCTCAGCTTATGTCCTCTCTGGATGAAGAAGACACCGTTGCTCAAGGTCTGTGGCTGTATGGGGAGACTCCCATAAGCGGATTGCATCGAAGCTCCCTGCTTGGTCGGGTCAATGTCATAGGGACACATCCACTCGTTTGCCTCTGTGCCGATGAAGATGTTGTCCATGCCGGAAATCCACTTGATGGTGTCGTTCCGTCCACTGGCAAGCTCAAGCTCCATACCGCACTTTGCGTTGATTACCTCTTCAGTGTCCGTGATTGTCTCCAGAAAAGCTTCAGAACTGGAGAAGTCAATGACCCTCTCTCCCTCGTCATTGGTGGTGTAGGGCCAATCCTTGGTATCCTTGATTACTTCAGTATCAACTGTGACCATGTCATAGGTTGTGAAAACGTGGTGGTTGTTGGAACCTCCGTAAGGTGGCCTTGATACCCAGATTGTATAGGGATTGAGAAGCGTTGAGGCCAACCAGAGACGGTTCTGGCAGATACCCACAACAGAAGGATAGTTCCCCTGCGATTCACCAAGATTCTCACCCATGTCGTTTGTCGGGACAAAGGGAGTGAGACTGAAGGATGATGCGGAGTATTTCAGGACTTGCGGCTGATGATCCTTGTGAACGAAATACAGCCTGTCATAGTACTGTGCGTACTGGACTTCCCAAGCATCGGCAAGGGAATAGGGAGAGGCAAGGAAATCATCGTTAGAGGGAAGGAACACCACCGGAAGGAATTCAGACCCAACCCACCTCAATATGTGTATCTTCAATGCAGAAAGCTCGATGATGAAGGATTCCCCACTGCTGAGCGTAAAGGGAATGATCCTGCAGTTTCCAGTCTCCGTTACGTGCTTCAAGGGAGGTCGTCTGGTGATTCCCCCCTGTGGCATCGGCCTGAAGTTGCTCAGTCTCTCACAACCCTGTGCATAAAGGGGAAGGTCGAAGCGACCACCAAGCTTTGGGGAAATCTCACCGAATATCCAGTTGTTCACAAGATTGTTCATCAGAGTTCCCCTTTCACTATTGCATCCCTGATTGCTTCCTGCGTAACGTAAATCCCATCATCCCAATAAGCATCTGCATTCCAGTTCTCAGCCCTGTCATTGCTTCGGGTCTCGCTCTCGATGATGGAAGACAGGGTGAGTTGGTACATTTGTGCTGCAACGCTCTGCACCTGTCCGTCAGGGTCAAGCATCGGGGCAATATGCAGTGCAAGCTGATAGGCCACCAGCGCAAGGAAATCATCCGGATATGGGTAAGTACCATTTTCATCAACGGAGAGCGTCCTAGGGATATATTCAAGCTCTGGGTCGAGTATTTTGCACCATAGCTTGCCGAACCTGTAAGCATAGGAATTATTCTTGCTTGCGTTGAGCTGTATGGCCCTTCCGAAGTCTTCTGGGACATCATAACCGTACAGGTATCCATTCCAAGTCATTGGGTTGCCGACAACATCGGTTGCATACTCTGTGAGCTGTGTCCGCTTGATGAGGAAAGGGAATTCCCATGCCTTCATGCAGAAAGAGACAACCTTCTTGTAGTTGAGGTCAAGCAGGGTCAGTTCCTTGCTTGGCGTCTCCAGATCGTCAATGTGCAGGTCAAGAAGGGACAATGCGAGATTATAAAGGGTGAGTTTATCCATGAGTCCCTCAATCAATCAGTAAAACCGTGGGCAGGAGGAAGCCCACGGAATATATATCTAAACCTCTACCTCCGAGGTTGCTTTCTTTTTCTTCGCTCTTGCCTTGGGCTTCTGAGGAGGCTCTTCAGTTTTCTCAGGAGCTTTTGCAGGAGTGAAGCTTTTTCCCTTATAGACAGTACCCTTGGGAAGCAGGAGAACATCCCCTGGGTTGTACAATCGTCCCCCCTTGTAAACAGGGGAGACACAAATGTACTTGTCGTGCAGGGCTTCTATCAAAGCGGCCTTACCAGCGCAAGGATCTTTCCTGCGGTGAACACCTCACCACCCACAGTGGCCTTGAGGCGCATATGGCGTCCGGCCTGTGCAGGAATGGTGAACCTGCGAATCAACTTGTCCTTCACAATCTCGGCCTCGTTGACAGTGAAGGCGACCTCATCTTTCCAAGTCTCAGCATCAGGACTGGACTGAAGGACAAGCGCAACACTTGCTCCCTTTGCGGCAGAGAGTGCGGTTTCCCATCCGATTACCTCAAGGGTATTCTCCTCGGGGAAATGCTGATTCTCGGCCTCGTAGTCCAGCGTCCCTGCGGTAGCCTCAACAGCATCCACAGCCTGCCCGACATAAGCGGCGGTATCCACCGCAAGTGCCGCATTGGTCAGGTCAATCGGTTCACGACCAAAGGTTCTTTTCTTTTCGTACAACATTCAGTACCTCCTTATGCTGCGCCGCCATCAACGACATCTTCACCGGCATCGAGCATGGAATCACACTGACGGATGATGAAGCGATCAAACCGAACGTCCCCAATGGCGTTGGTCGGGATGGCGTTTTCGTAGGTGACAGGCTGAACCAGACCGGCATAGTAGTCGTTCAATCCAGCAAGTACCGAACCAGGTGCATAAATGCGTACTCGGCTCTTGAATTCCTTGGGAAGCAGAGTGAAGGCCTTGAACAGGGTCTTCTTGAGCTTCGGCATGGAAACCGAAAGAGCAGCATCACTGGTATCGATGTTTGCGATACGCAAGGCCGCAAAGCGGTTCATGAGCGAAAGGCCGGTGGACATGAGGAACTGGGTGTCTCTCTGGAAGAACTTCTCCCCATTCTCCTCAATGACCTGCCACTGGCCCTTGGTGATCTGGATACCCTTGTTCGCCGCATAGCGAGGAGTGAGCATGTTCGTTGCCCCTGCACCCCATACAATCATGAAGATGGAGGACATTTCCTCGTCAGTGGTTCCACCGTTATCCAAGGTGATGAACTGGGGCTTTGCCTTGATGTTCTTCAGGTCTTGTGCCTCAGTGATGTGGTTGAACCGTGGAGCAAGCCCCTTGAACTGACCAGGCTGGGAACCACCGTAGATGAGACAAGACTCAACATCGAGGGACATTGCAGTGACGTGGTCTCTCTCGTCCTCTGCGTAGACCTTCTCCGGATTGGGAGCAATCATGCCTTCCTTCTGACGTGCAGTAGCCCAAGACTCAATCATGCCAAGTTCATCCTTGAACAATTCCTTGTGTCCCTTGCTGGACTTACCACCTTGGTCAATGGCAACCCACTGGTTGGTGGGCAAGCTGGTCTTTCTCAAGCCCTGATTTTCGAGCATTCCGGTTGCCTCGGTGAAGGAAGCATCGGAAAGCATGGTAGTGGAGCGAGTGATCTCGTCAACCACATTGGTGATATCGGGAGAACCAAGACCCTTGGTCAGCTCCGCTAAAGTCTGGTATTCGTAAGCCATGTGTTATTTCCTCTTACATTTGCCACGGATAGATTTCGTTTTCCCTGCTCAGGAAACCACCCGACTGTTTTTGTTTTCCAACGGAAGACCTGTTGGGTGGGGTATGCTCACTGATGTTCTCCCCGATCTCGGCAAGCAACTGTGCAACGAACGGGTTGTTGTGCGCACCGGTCATTTTCAGTCCCTTGTCAATTTCCGAATCCTTGGGAACCATCTTGTCGTAGGCCCTCTGCATTGCCGCAACCTTACCGTCATACTCATCGCCCCACTCTTCCCTGAGGGCTTTCTCACACATCTCTTTGCCCTTCGTCTGGAAGGCTTCGATGTTTCCGTTCTGGTAATCGACCAGAGCGTTGTAGATCGGTTCCGCTTGCTCCTGCGGAAGGTTCAATGACTTGAGTGTTTCCGTCAGCTTCTTTGAGAGAGTTCCATCAGCATCTGCTGCTTCCACAAAACTCTTCGTGAACTTGTAGTCAATCTCAGGAGGGGTCTCCTGTGATCCTTCTCCACCTTCCTTGGTTTTTGGTTCGCTTCCATCCAAAAGGCCCTTCAATGCCTCCCCCAAGCTGGAATACTTGGAAAGCTTCTCGTTGCCTTTCAATTCGTCAGGGAGCTGTGCCATCCACTTCTGGGTAGTGGGTTGCTGTGTTTCAGGGGTAGCATTAGTCTGCTCACCATTGGGATTCAAACCCTCTGTACTGGTAGGGTTCTCTCCTGCAGGAGTCTGAACGTTCTGCTGGTCTCCATCACCTGGCATGTATTTCTCCAATCGACCTACAAGAGGTCGTCATATGCTTCGCCTGTCTCTTCGACAGTCGGTCTCAGGGCGAGTGGAAGGGAGAACATATGGTTCACAACCTCCACAATCACTTCTATGTCCAGGAATCCAAGCTCCTCCAGCTTGCGGATTCCATAGTTCCTGAGTGGAAGCTCTTCCGGCTTTATCTCCCGAAACATCCCAAGGTCGGCAAGAATCCTGATTAACTCGGCCCTGCCATCGCCTGTGTTGAAGGCTTTCCTTACCTCTGCCCTGTGGAGCATGTCCTCGTTTGTCAGCTTGGTATGCTTGGTTATCATCAGTTCATACCTGCCGCATTATTGAGGTTTCCCTGCCCATTCACGTTCCTTTGCATCTCTGAGAGCTGTTGCATCTGTTGCATCTCCTGTTGCTGTTGGATCATCTGCGCCTTCTGCTGTCGCATCTTGGCTACATCGGCAATCTCCCTGAGAGCAGACTGTGGGAGTCCGGCTGCAGTGAGGGCCTTCCGTACAAATACATCGGTATCAAGGTTGTCCAGTGCAGTGGTCATTTGCATTGCATGGAGGGCTTGCAACCATTCAAGGGAGGCTTGCAGTCCATCCTGCATGGCGAACATCTTCACGTTCTTGGCAAGAGGCCCGTCCAGCTCGATTTTCATGAGTGCGTTCTTGACCCTGAGCATTTCCTTGGGAGGTTTTGGCAACCTGTTTCCCTTTGCCATGATTCTGAACACCCTTTTTACGATGGGGTTTATCTTCATGTACTGGGTTGTACCAAGGATGGAAGCAAGGAGTGCAAGTTCCTCACTCTTGATTGCCTGTGTCTGTGTAGCGGTGAGTACCTTGTCCTGTCGCATGAGATAGTTGAAGAGGTCGTTGAAGAACAGTCTCCCGATTTTCTCCTCAAGTTCCTTGATCTCATTGCTTACCCAACCGATATCCTGTACCGTCTGGATGATTTCAGGCTTGTTTTCGCTGTTTCCGACATAGTTTCGTGCCCCTGGGTCTGAAGAGAACCTTCCCTTGAGCGATTCCGGTACTGCCATAGGAGGCTTTGCAACCTTCTGGATTGCCTCAAGCTCGTCCCTCGACATGGAATTGAGTCTCTTCAGCTCTGTGATGTACTTCATGACCAGACCCTTGCCATAGACGGAAGTGCCATCTGGTTCAAAAACGTGTACAGCTACCGGAAACTCGTCATAACCGGATTCCTCAACGATACAATCATCAGTCGGGTAATAAGTGACAGCGGCATAGGGTTTCTCGGTGGAGATAAGCACCTTTCCTCGGTCACTCCGAAGCTTCTTTCTGGGGTAGATAGCCAAAATAAACTCATGCTCGGTATGTCCTGCATCTGTCTCAACCTCACGGACAATATCCTTTGGAGTCCTGTCCTTGAATCGGTCAAGAGCATCGGAGGCTGTCATGGTGAAGCGAATGAATATGGTGTCGACCTTCCCCCTGTGGTTCTTGTCTATCCAGAAGTCCCACGGAGCGATGGTCTCGAATACGCAAAGCCCGTCCTCAACATCGTCATACACCCATTCAGCAGAAGTACCCTGTACTGCAGCGTCCTTGGTGGCAAGCTTGTCCATCGGGTAGAAGTTGGTCTTGTTCAGCTCCGCATACATCTGGTTCTCGGAGATTTCAAGATAGTCATTCGCACCGTGGATGGTGTCGGAGTCCTCGTAATTCTCACCGATGAGGGTGAGCTTGAACCAACGCATGGAAGGGGTAATAAGATTTCCATGATAACCGTTGATGAAGGTGTCAAAGGCAAGTATCCCAGCGGTGTTGTAGAGCTTCACCGGCTTGATTGGGTTGTTGTTGTCTGAGAATTCATTCATCCTGTGCTGTACGTATGCACAAGCCTCCCAACGGAGTGCCTCGGATTTCTGACGAATGGTCTTCATCCTGCTCCATTTGGAAGCAATCGCCTTCGCAAGAGGGTCATTACCTTGTTTTTTTACCGGTTCTCGGCGGCCCAGATAGTCAAGCGATCCGTTGTCGAGACCTACAGTCACAGTGTTCATGACCACAGTCTAGGGAATGTCAATAAGTCAGTGTTGCTCGGAGGTAACGAGATTAGATAGGCTCATAATCAACGGTGATAGCGTCTTCAAACCTCATGCCCCTGCTCTCCAGTTGCGCCCTGATTTGTTCCTCAATCGACATGGCATCGGGGAATGTCATTTGTCCCCCTGTCTCTGCATCGGCAATCCTTGAGAGAGAGTCCAGAGCATCATCATGGGCACAGAACGGATACGCCCTGTATTCCTGGTTGATAAAGGAAGTCATCATATCTTCCCTCTCTCCCTCCCAGTTGTAGTGCCACGCACTTTTACACAACCAAACCCTGCGCTCTCGAAATAGAGGCTCCAGTGCCTCAATGCGTTGACCTTTGGGAGCGGTTGCCGTGACAGGATTGATTGCAAAGCGGTAATTCGTATGATTCATGACGTACTGGATATGCTCGATATCAGACTGCATGGAGACTTTCTCGTAGAACACGATTGGTTTCCTGTTCCTGTTCGTGTACCGCTTGACCAGTTGAATGAGGGTGTTGGTCTTACCGGTGAGGTCAAACTTGTCCCTGATTAGATCGATGATGTAGTAGTTCTTGTCAGCACCAAGACCGATTACCCACATGGTGGTGTAGTCAGCTTTCTTGGTCTTCGTACCTGCAGGGTCTACGATGATGTAGATATTCAGGTTGTTCATGCTCTGACCATCCCAAACCTGCAACCATTCATCTTGGAAGCCCATTGTGGAGGCTTGCTTGGGGTCGCACATCATCTGGGATGCAAAGACGCTGCTACCCATTGCCTTCTTCTTCTGCTCGATGGTATGAGCGTCATAGAGGACAGGCACACCTCTTTCATCGACACAGGGATACATTCTCAGCTTTGCGTAGCCTGAATCAATGATCCACTGATAGGTGTCTGCGTAGTGGTAGCGAGTACCGATGATACGGACACGGAGATTGCCGGAAGAACCGGTGTTGAGAGACATCTGCCACTGCTTCGTGGTCTTGGCAATCATTTCCGGAGAAGTAACAGAATCAGGGGTAACGACATCGTCATAGATAAGCAGATTGTAGTGACCACCTGTACGCTGACCGATAACAAGGCCCGAAGCCTCAACGGTATTTTCCTTTGCATTGGATTTTCTCTTTACACGGATACCGTCCTCAGACCATATCATCTTCTGCCTGTCACCGTTCTCGTCTATCCAGTAGGGCTTGGAGACATCATCGAAGAGAATATCGGGGAACAGGTCTATGAGCTTGCGGTTTCCTTCAAGGACAAGCTTGATCTGACGGAGGAACTTGGTAGCAGTGGAACTGGAGTATGAGTAGATACAGCAGGTGATTTCTGGGTCTACCAGAATATCCTGAATTGTCTTGAGGAAGGTTATTAGGGTCGATTTGTAATGGTCTCGCGCCCATATATCTATATACCCATTAGGTTTAGCTTGCACTTCCATGCAGCGTTCAAACAACCAGTCACGGTACTGTGGGATACCATCGGGGCCTTCGATGTGGTCAATATCGGTACGACCAAGGACATAGGTGGCTAGGAAGAAAATGTCATTACGACACATCATCCTCATCCACTCGGTCAGGTTTCCCTTGGCCTCAGCCTGCACCATCAGGCTCTTCACTTGCTGGTGATATTCAATCCTCGTCAACTAGGGTAGCCCTCATCTTGAACTCATCCTCAGTGACGTATTCGCTGTCCCCATTGTCGTAGTAGACGTAGTACCCACCTACCTTGGCGTTGTTGTTCATCACCCAGGTATCGGAGACGTAGACATATTCTATTGTGGAGTCCCCAGCAGGGTACAAGATGCAGTGATCCCCATTGTTCTCTATCCTGCCTATCTGGAATGCTGAGGCAAAGACTTGGATGATGTATCTCATTTCTTCGCCCTCTCGATTATTTCATCAACAGCGTCAAGAAGTATGAAGAGGTCTTGCCGGATTCTGTCTGCGTCCACCTCGCTCTCCCTGAGAAGCTTTGCAGTCTCACGCATGGTCTCATTGAAGATGCGGTTTGCAGGGAAACGCCTTTCAACGTCAAAATCGATTACATTGTCTTGAGGCTCGTAGGTCATTCCTTGTCCTTTTTCTCAGGCTCAGGGATACCCTTGACCTCAACTGCAGTCTTCTTGCTCTGCTCAAGGAACATCTTGGACATTTCCTCAAGGTCTTCAGCAAGCTTCTGTGTGACAGGCTTCTCTTCTTTCGGCTTGTTGTTCTGCTCAGCAATGCCGAGGATATTCACCAGTACCTTTGCAGCTTCGATCTGGTTCTTGAACGTGATTGGAACATCAACCACCTGCCCACTCTTGGTCACAAACTGACTGGACAGCTCTCCGTTGAACATCTTGGAAAGACGATTCACAATCTGCTTGGAGTCAATCATGTTCTCCTCAGCCAGTGCCCTGCGTCTGCGTTCAATCTCAGCCTTTACCTTTGGTACGTTGTAGAGCTTTGCAGCAGAACTGGTCACGGTGGATCGCTTGCCCTTGCCCTTGTAACCAGCATTGAGCATCGCTTGACGCTTGTTCCCACACTTCATGTATTCATCTATGAACTTCAACTGGTATGCAGTCAGCTCAGTCAGATTGACATCTTCATGGTCTTCCATCTTGCCCTCCTGTTTGAAGGGTACTAGATTTCCACTCATGAGAAGGGCTGTGAGGTAACGAGATAAAATGTGGTGATCCTTATTTGGCTGTCATTTGATTCCAGACCGCTCTTAATCAAATAAGAAACCCTCTTAGGTCAACTAGCCACCTGCCTAATTAAGAAGGCCCTATCCCAAAACTTTCAAACAATGTATGGAGGTAGAGGAGAGATTCCCCACCCCCTTTAGCTTCAATCCGCCGCCCCCCCTGCCTTAATTTTGACCCCTCCCCCCTCATTCCTGTGAATATGCACTAAATATGCAATTTAGAGCTGTTTATGCAGTCTGTATGCAATTATGCTGGTGTTTTGTCGGGGAATTGGGATACCTTTATTGAATAAATATGCACTAAACTATTGTGTATGTGAGGGACTGGTGGGTTAATTAAGCAGGTCTGTGGCACTGCATAAATTGGGCTTAGTTGTTATATTGAAATGAATTGAGCGTGTTTTGTCTGCCTACCTGTGAATCAGGTTGGGTTGGGTGAATCTGGCGAAATCTGGTAATACTACATAGATGTATAGTGGTTAATGAGTGTATAGAAATGTGCAGGATATACCCCCCGAAGTGGTAGGATATACCCATGCTCTCCTGTTGCATAATGTTGCAGTTATCCCTCTTGGTTTGGATCGCTCCTAGTGGATATATGCGCGCTATCCTTATGCGCCAAAAAAAACCTTATTGCATCCTTGAAAGCTCCCTGCATACTGCCTCCATTTGCTTTCACTGTATCAAGATAGGCTATAATATCACTATCTGTATTCTTCATTAAATGTATACCGTAAAAGACTTTATTCTCTTTCATCCACTTTCTTTGGGCTTCTTTATCTCTCATATAATCACCTTTCAAAAAATTTTTTTCCAACATAAATCATTATATCACAAGTAGGTATAACCTACAATACCTCTACCATCAAAAAAAACTTTAAAAAAAAGGTTGACAGGTTTAACCTGCTCGAGTATAGTCTGGGTATGAGTTGATTAAACCAACTTACAGCAACCACCTTCTGGTGGGTATCGCAGGGCACTGAGAACCTTTTCTGGTTCGAATGCTAACAGGATGGTAGCCAACCTACCTTGAAGCTCAATTCTCTTTCCCTACCTTGCGTGGGTAGCAAGAAAGAAACACCTGTAGTCCATAGTCCTTGAGGGGAACATGTACAACAGAGAGTGGATAGACAAGGCACAACATAGAGAGGTGATACACCACCAAACTATGACAGTTTTTTGACATCAGACTTGTGTATAAGCGTACCAGCGTGTAGAAGCCAGACATTGCACGTATGGAATTGAATGGGGTACGAATCCGTAAGGTCAAAGATGCGCTCTTTCCTGTATAAACCTTGGGACTAACCGCTGTAAATCTTAAAAATAGCACGATTAAGCTGGATTTCGGGGAACGGCAAGGTAGGTGTACCCAATAGCGAAGCCTTGAAATGCCCGAAAGGGTGCAGTAGGGGGTGGACTGAAACTGTAGGCATACAGGAGTAAACACGTGGTCAAAAAACCACCCATAGCGAAGTTAGTAACCACTTGAGCATTGCATTATTGCGTACCAGGTAGGCAATAGTGGAACGCTTGAGCGTCCATAAAACCAAGAAACGGGTAAAAATACCCTAGGAGTGAATCATGTCAAAGAAAAACGCAACCACCAAGACCACAGAGAACGTAGCAGTTGAGAAGACCGCAAAAGAGTTGGCCGCAGAAAAGAGAAAGGCCATTGCCGATGCTCTTGCTCTCATCCAGAAAGAGGCAAACAGCGATATCATGCTCGTAGCAGGTCAAGCCGGTCATTTGCTTGCAGAACTTGACAAAACTCTTGCTAAAATTGCTTCCGATGTTGCCGAAACCGACAAAGAATCCGAGCTTTGGAAACTGGAATTGCACCCTGTAACCATCATCAAGGACAAGAAAACCTTCAAATGGGTAGAGGTATCCGGTCTTGACAGAAACGCTCGTGTCCAGATTGTAGACAACAATGGCAAGGCTGAGGTTTTGGTATCCCCGACCAATTGCAAGAGCATGGAGCAACAGGCATATATCAACGCTCTTGTTGAGGCTGGAAAGGACTTGACCAAGGCAGTAGCTTTGAGAAAAGCGGTAGCAGGGAAGACCTTCAGACAGGTGTTTGCAGTAGCACAGGCACAAGACAAGGCAAGGATGGAAAAGAAGTATTCCAAGATTATCCCTCCGATGGCAGAAGACAAACAAGAAGCAAAGCTTGTCAAGAAATCTGACAAGGTAGCATAACAGCAAAACCACCCTACACAGGTGTCCAGGAGGGGTTCAATTCCCCTCGTAGGGTTTATCTCTCCCCCACAGGTTAAGTGGGGGCATTTTTTTTGAAGGAGGCTGAACAATGAGAACAGCCAAAATTTTCGTAGTGGATGGAAAGTACACAGACTGGTACAAACTGGAGCAAATCGACATTACCCATTTCTACCAGAAGCGTCTTGATGCAGATGGAACTGATCCAAATCCTGAGCGCAAGGGGTGGGTCTTGCACGTTGCACAACTTGGGTACGGGACACCCATGTATGAGGCAGTATGGGAATGGCTTCAGGGCAAGCGAGAACTGCAGAACGTGGGCTTTGGGGAGGTAGCATGAGCGAAGACCAGAAAGTAATGTGGGCATTGCTCTGCAATCTCACAGGGGAACAGGTAGCACAGGCCCTGACAGATTGGTATGGGCTTCAGTTGCTGGATGATGGATTCATGGAACACCTCAAGACAGAGGGATATCTGGAGGCTGAGTGATGGAAGCAATAGAGCAAGAAGTGGTTGATGTGATTGTACCCATGAGCGTAATTGGCAGGAGTGGTGACTGGATAATGGCACAGTATTTCCTGTCAATCATCGGGGAAACCTACATCTACAACACCCGAACAAAAGAACTGTACCTAGGGTATTCAGAGCCGGAAGAAGCCTACTTTGATTGGCAAGAACTCACAGGAGAAAAGAAAGATGAAGAAGACGAATAAACCCAAACAGACCGTATACGAGATTGTGACACAGAGGATGATTGACTATATCGAGCAGTACCAGGAGTTGCCTTGGATGAAGCCTTGGGCAACCGTAGAGTCCCCACAGAAGAACTTTGTGAGCATGAGGCCATACAACGGTATCAATGCGCTTCTGACAGGCATGTGTGGCTTCTCCAGCCCTTTCTGGATGACATTCAAGCAGGTAAAGGCCAAGGGTGGCACTGTCAAGAAAGGTGCGAAGGCTACACCTGTACTGTATTGGTCAACATTCGAAAAGAAGGTCGAGGATGAAGAGGATGAGGAAAAGTTGAAAAAGCTTGGGTTCCATCGGATGTATTTCATCTTCAATGCAGACCAGATTGAGGGCATAGAATTCCCCGAATTCGAGCTACCAAAGTATGACTTCAACCCTATCGATGAGGCTGAAAGGATCATTGAAAACATGCCGAACAGACCGGCAATCAGCAGAAAAGGGACTGCAGCGTACTACACACCAATGTTGGATACTGTTACTGTACCGAAGCCGGAACTCTTTACTTTGCCGGAGGAGTTTTACAGCACACTTTTCCACGAATTGGCACACAGTACAGGCCATCCGAGCCGGTTGAACAGGTTCAAGGAAGAGGGTGACAATCACCAGTTTGGCGGTCAGTCCTACAGCAAGGAGGAACTGGTAGCGGAAATGTCCTCAGCATTCATCCTGAATACGTTGGGAATCAACACAAAGAAGACTGATTACAACTCAGCAGGGTATCTGAAGGCATGGTTAAGAAAGCTTAAGGACGACCCGAAAATGGTAGTAACAGCCGCAAGTAAAGCAGGAAAAGCGGCAAATTATATTATGGGCAAGGAGGCCTAAGATGTTGAAGAAAAGCAAGATGATTATGTCCTTGGTGAAGCTAGTGTACCTCATGGTGATCGATCCGTCAGATGGTTCTGTTGAGATTGAATTCGAAGAGACCATTGAAGCATTGAGGAGGTTCTAGATGTGGTGGGAAACAAGCGAAGACGTACTGGATGTCATAGCCCAAACCGGTTCGATCGGTGGCACACGGATGTAAAAAAGCGGCTAAATAAATAGCCGCCAAACCACTATTAAGGAGGCCCTTTTACTTGAAAGAGGAGGGCTTCCTTTTATGAGGAGCATATCATGTTTTGCAATGAAAAGAAACAGGCACAGATACATGTTCTCAGGAATTTTCTGGACGACATGGAACAGGACATATCAAAGGATTCTGTAGTTGAAGATTTACAGAGGCTTATCAACAGCAAGTCATGCGATTTACGGGAGATTCGAGAAAGCCCTAGAACCAACACTTTTGACTTCGGCAAGGATACACCCGAGATAATCCGAAGAATCGCCAGAGATGCGATGGGAGACGTAATGGAAGACGCTATAAGTTTTACAACCTTGAGTCTACACGATGCCTTCGACATATCTAATAAATTCGAGGAGAAACTCGATGAGTTGATTGACCATCCTGAAAGATGCGACAGCATCAGACGTTGTGATGAATGCGGAAAACTCATGTTTGAGGGGTATTGCCTTGGAGGTGGTGAGGAGTACTACTGCTCCGATGAATGCCTGCATGAAAATTACTCACACGAAGAGTTCCTGGCTATGTATGCAGGTCTTGACAATACAGACCCAGCAGAGGTTGAGAGGGCTTCAAAGATGTCACAGGAAGAGCTTGACAGGCTCAGCGATGAAAACGACTCACAGAGTTATTACACGGATTGGGAGATATAACCATGAGAAAAGAGATTGTAAAACGATATGAAAAAATGAAAAAGCAGGAGCTGATAGACGTATTGGTCAATTTTTCGGTAAGGGAAAGATGCTCAATATCGACACCTAAAGACAGTGTTGAGGAACTGAGAAGATGCCTATCTCCGGCAGAGATTATCGAGAAAGAGTATTTCATTGTGTTGACGTTAAATGGTGCCCACAAAACCATTGATAACCACATCGTTTCAAGTGGGTTGGTAAACAGGACTCTGGTTCATCCAAGGGAAATATTTCGACCAGCGATACAGGACAATGCAACAGCAATAATCATTGCACACAATCACCCAAGTGGAAGCCTTGAAGTAAGCAGAGAGGACAAAGACGTGACAAGGAGGATAAAGCAAGCAGGGGACCTGATTGGGATTAAGGTTTTGGATCATATCATTTTCACCAACGAAGACTATTTATCAATGCTGGAAAACAACATGTTTTAAGGAGAATCAATCATGAATCTACAGACAGAAAAGATAAGTAATTATGACTGGATGGCAAGCTATCTCATCAACAACGATGTCACAGGTTTGTCAGAAGCCCAGAAGAAACAAGCCGACAAGTTTGTCGAGGATGTGAAGGAAATCTATGGACAAGAGGCTATGATTATCGATTGTGACGAAGAAAGTTATTTTGGTCTACCAGATTGGGGCGGTATGCCAGGATCACTGGTTAACTATGTAATTCAGTACGATTACAACAAACTACCGGCTGAACATTGGGATTTGGAAGCAGCTATACCCGAAGCATCGAGATACTGCATCGGTTTCTAGAGGAGAAAAACAATGCCGAATTGGGTTAAGAACTTGGTTTACGTCAGAGGGTCACAGGAGGAGCTGGACAGGCTTCAATCGATGATGGTGAGACATTATGCCGGAGAGAACAAGAACGTTGCTCAGAGCTTCTTTAACAGCCTCCTGAGGACTCCTGAAAAGCTGGATGAGAATGGTGCTATCGAATGGAGGGTGAAGCACTGGGGAACAAGGGAGGAAGCAATAGATTTGTGGTATGACAGGGTTGATGCCAACTACCTTGAGCTTGAATTTGAGACAGCATGGACTACCCCACTGGGAATATTCAAGGAAATAAGCAAGCAACTTCCATCAACAAGAGTTGGGGTCTGTTATGCAAGTGAATGCTATGGAATCAACTGTGGATTGATCCAGTCAAAAGGAGGGGAGGCAACAGTGAGAATCGTTGATGATAACCCTGTATTTGCTGAACCGTTTGCAGAGAAAGTCTGGAATTTCTATGAGTAACAAGATATCTCTAATATTTAAGATATAGGAGGCTTTATTATTAATATAATATTATTAATATAATTAAGCTTTATTGGTCAATAAGCTTATTGGTCAATATACTAAATTAAGCTTTATTCCCAAAGAGCCAATAAAAGCTCTTTGGGAAAATAAAGCTAGCCATAAATTAAGCTAAGCTCTCTTCGCGTGAGAAAATTCATGAGCTACCAGTTGTTCAATGATTGTGATGTAATCCTCACTGCAGTTTTGAAGATTATAAGCAATCTCCATGATTCTCTCGTCCTTGACAACCGGAGCATATTTGTAGTTCACAGCATCTGGGTCTTCGCCTGTTACAAGCCAATTGATTGTTACACCAAAACGCTTGGCAACAGCATATGCGAAATCAACCCGTGGGGAGCTTTTTCGAGTCATTGCTACCGATAAAAACGATGGAGAAAGGTTTAGTTCCTTGGACAAATCGGCCAAGCTTAATTTATGTATCTTAAGCAATTCTCGAATCCTATCCCAAAAATCATCCATAGTGGTTTTCTCCTTTTGATGCATGATACCACATTTTTTTCATAGAAGTAATTGACAAATGTAATATATAACTATATTGTTAGATACAATTGTAATTATTACTTTACTTATGTTAAGGAGTTACGAGGATGCAGGGAGTTAAGGCTTATACATTGGACAGCGACGAATTCAACAGGCTCAAGGACATCGAGGAACGATATGCTGAGCTTACAAAACTCATGGACGCAAACGACCAAGTTTGGGTCAGTGTCACCTCAATAGCAAAAGCGTATGGAATGACCAGACAGGATGTTGCGAACAGACCTTGGATGTTGCCCAAGTTTGGCGTAATGGATTCACCGGAGAAACAGGGCAAGGGTCGTAAGCGTTTCTGGAGATACGAGGAGTACCTTGATTGGGTTGCAATTCCAGAAAAAGAACGAATGGCAATGTACAAAAAACAGCGGTGACGGTGCATTCCGTGTTCGATTCACGGACACCGCAAAACCTTCCTTGAGGAAGGGAATATTAAAAAGCCACGAGGTTAAAGTGGCGAGGAGTAAACAATGTTTACAAAATTGGAACAGTCTTTGCTTGGAACGATGGAAGAGTTGCAGAAGAAGCTTGCTGAGGTAGTGGAAGCTTACGAGAAACAGAGCGAGGAGCTGGAGAAAGCCAAGGCTGATGATGATTTCTGGTACAAGGCGTATTCGAGAGTAAACAGCGAGAATGAAGAACTCGTAGCAAAGCTTGATGCTCTCAAGCAAGAAAAAGAGGAGCAAGATGCTGTAACATCCGACTCCTCAAACAACCTCAAGGAGGCCATTTAATGAAGATTACAAACAAATATAATCTCCCAGAACCTTACTACAAATCATGCCTTCGTGACAATCACCCAAGGTTTGGATGGGATACCTTTTCGGTCACCGAGCTTGCCAAGGGCACGAAGGAAATAATCCTCACCAGAAGGCATTGGAATGAGCTTGAGCAGGACTGTGCTGACATGGTCTGGGCAGTATTCGGTACTGCAGTACACAACATCATGGAAGGCCATGACAGTGAGGACGAGCTTGCAGAGCAGAGGGTTTGGGTTGATATCGATTGTGGGGAATTCGGAACACGGAGGGTATCCGGTGGATTCGACCTCTACAACGGTACTACAAAGACCATCACTGACTACAAGACCGCTGGGGTATTCAGTTACAAGATGAAACTTGAGGAATGGCTGGATTCATCTTGGGCACAGCAATTGAGGGTCTACTGGTTCATTCTTGAGAAAGCAGGTTTTCCTGTGGAGCATGTCAAGAACACGGTGTTCCTCAAGGACTGGTCAAAGACACAGGCCAAGAGAGACAGCTCCTATCCCCAGAAGCCAATCGTAGAGATTGAGTGGGACTTTGGAAAGGTCATGAGAAGTGATGTAGCGGCAGAGCTTGAGGCAGACCTAGCACGCAAGATCATTGAGGTTTTGCAGTACAAGGACGCTCCAGAGGAACAGATTCCCTCCTGCACAGCAGAGGAACGCTGGGAACGTGGAGAGAAATGGGCGGTCATGAAGAGTGGCCGCAAGAAAGCAATAAAGCTTCATGACAGCGAGTTCAGCGCAGAACAGCACCTGAGTGAGCTTCCTGCAGGTCATTACATCGACCATCGACCAGGAGTCTCCGTTAAGTGTGAGGACTATTGTAACTGTGCCGAGAAGTGTTCGTTCTATCGTGAGTATATCGCTTCCCTCAACGAGGAAAAGGAGGCTGTCAATGGCTAACCAGATTTTCGAGGCGATGGCTGGCATCATGGCTGATGTCGAAGCTATCAAGAAAGACCAACAAAACAAATCTCAGGGATTCAAGTTCAGAGGCATTGATGATGTTTATAATGCAGTTCATCCCCTGCTTGCAAAGCACAAAGTGTTCACCATTCCAACGCTTCTTGATGAAAGGACTGAGGAAAGGCAGACCAGAAGTGGTAGCAATCTAATCTACAGATTCTTGAAGATGAAATATACATTCTACACCACTGATGGTTCCTTTATTGAAGCAATTGTTCCTGGGGAAGGTATGGACAGCGGAGATAAGGCAGCAAACAAAGGCATGGCCGTTGCTCACAAGTATGCTCTCCTGCAATCGCTCTGCATTCCTACCGAGGACATGATTGATCCAGACAGTGAGGTACAAGAACCAAGCAAGAAAGTGACAAGTCTTCCACAGGGAAACAGGCCACAACCGGTGAAGAGACCTGCTCCCCAGCAGGGATTCGACCCGAAGGCCGCTTCAATGGAAGAGGTCAAGAGCAATGTGGAGAAGATCTTTGATGAAAAGAACGCAATCAGAAAAGTTCCTCAGAATATCTTCTCAGTGAGCTTGGGATGGGGAAATATCCTCAGATTGTGTGACGGAGACAAGAAAACAGCACAGGGCTTGTTTGAGCAATTCGGAGCACCTACCTCGAAGGATATCACCTACAGTATCTACTCCCAGGTCTACGATGCAATCCAGAATCCGAATGGAGAACAAGGGCCGGAGTTGTTCGATGGGGATAATCTTGATGATGTTCCGTTTGAATCGAGCGAGAACATCGCATGAAAATGAGCTTTGTTGTTCACGGTGGGGACTTCCGAGTCCCTACCGGCTACGAGGCCGAATTCGAGACAGTGCTTGCCAAGGCTCTCAAGGGGGATGGGACAATCAAGGTAACGATTGAACCAAACTACCAGAAGCGGACATTGAAGGAAAATGCTTACTTCCATGTGCTTTGCAAGCGTCTCTCAGAAATGGCTGGTGGAACGCAGGATGATATTAAGGAAATGGCCAAGGCTAAGGCTGTGCATCTTGGGTATCCAATTGAGAAGGATAAATCCGGCAATCCTGTTAAAGGTGATTACGGATTCAAGGGCATTCCTTCCAGTGAGGCTAACATTGGGGAATGTGCGTTGTTGATAGAGGCTGTTCATATGCTTGCATCAGAGAATGGCTATTACTTGGAGGATTAATTAATGGCAGATATGTGTACGATCATGATAACAGGAAGGCTCACTGGTGACAGTGAAATCAAATATGCAGGCCAGACCCCGATTCTGAAATTCAATGTTGCTGTAGGCCGATATGAGAAGGGACAGACAACCTCATCTTTCTTTGATGTGGTGCAATTCTCAAGGGCTGCTGAATCGCTGACCGGCAAGCTGACCAAGGGTAAACCTGTGGTGGTCAGAGGGGAAATGAGACAGGAGTTCTGGAATGCCAACGATGGCTCAAGGCGTAGCAAATGGGTCTTGTATGCGGATTCATTTGGAGTCCAGCCGCTCCACCTCACTGAAGGCGGTTCTGGTGGTTCTGGTAGCTATAGTGGGCAAGAGTATTCCAATGGCGGTAACAACCAATGTTACAACAATTCATATACAGGACAATACGATGATGATGAAATACCGTTCTAGGGGGAAATTGTGATTGAGTATTTGTGCAGAAAGTGTCCCAACAAATGCAAACAGGAAGCAGAGAAGGGAAGTCAACTTAGATATTGTACGGAAGCTCCAGAGGGAAGCAGAAATATAGACGATGTGAGGAGAAGAGACCGTGCCAGCAAGAAAGCCAAAAAAACCAAACCTATCAAGACAGGAAGCTCAGAGGTTGTATGGAATGTTACCGATTGGAAAAGAGAACGCAATCTCAAGGAAGGAGCTAAGTACCCTGTGGGGAATGGGGGACAGGTCAGCTAGGCTGATTATCTCCGAGTTGAGAAAGATAGACTTTGGGGATGAATTTATCATCGTGAGCTTTTCAGATGGCAAGGGATACTACCGCACGAATGACATCGAAGAGATTGAGGCGTTTGCCAATGAAATGAGGTCGAGGGCGTTGAATATCTTTGCTCCCCTGAAGAAGGCAAACAGGATTATCAAGGAGTATGGTACGCCAGCCCTTGAATTTGAGAGGATTTGATTGTGCCAAGTGCGAGAGAGAAGGCGTTGAAGGAGTTCCAGAGGTACAGACGATATGTGTGTGCTGATGCGAATGGTTACGCAAAATGTGTTTCCTGCGGGAAAATCGGACATGTCTCCAAGATGGACGGTGGTCACTACGAAAGTCGAAAAACACGAGCAACTGAGTTGGACGCTGACAACGTATGGGCACAGTGCAAATATTGCAATGGCCCGTTATCTGGAAACCATATTGCGTACCGTAACCGCCTTCTCTCTCTCATTGGCCTTGAAAGACTGCAGAGGATAGAGGATATGGCAATGGCCTCCAAGGGTTCTGAGGAGGCAATGGAAAGGTTGTCAGAGGCTGACCGGTTACTGGTCACGACAAAGAAAAAGGACAAGGAATATCTGGAACTGGCAAAGCTCTATAAAAAGCTTGCTGACGAGATAGCAAAGGAGAAGGTAATAAAATGAAAGAGCTATTCTTTTTTAGGCATTATATGACCGAGCTGCAGAATCCAGCGATTGCAGCATTGTATAAGAAATTCGGAGCGAAGGGTTACGGAATGTATTGGCATCTGCTTGAAAGATTGTATGCAGATGAAGCGCATATGCTCCCCAATGGCGTGATTCTTGAACAGAGTCTTGCTTCCTCATTGAAGCTGAGCAGATTCACTGTACGGAGAATCCTCAACACCATGAGGGAATTGGGGCTTATCAGCAAGCATGGCTCATTCATCACTTGTGAGAGGGTGGAGAATGAGATCAGGCAGGTGGAAAAGTGCCGAAGCAGAAACCGTAGCCCACAGGCTTCATGACGTTCTCCAAATACCAGTGTGGCAGATAACAGCATAATCATAGAGTGAACCAAAAAGACTGAAACGAAAGCAAAATTGATGAGTGAACCAAGACTAAGCGAAAACAGCATGATATAAAAGTGAACCTTTTCATATGAGTAAATCTAGAGAATTGTGTGAGTCGTACTGACGAGAACAGCATATATATGAGCGAGTTTACGCATTAGAAAACACCAGAATCTTAGAGCGAATCAAGAAAAGCAATTAACAGCACAACAGGAAAGTGAATCATTTTTCAGAGAGGCGATCATAGAAGTGAGTGAGTCAAGTAAGAGGAAGAATACATTCCTGAAGAGCGAACCATAAAGCAAAAGATCATCAGTTGAACCTAGTGAGTCAGTAGTCAAGAAAGCAACAGAACGTAGGAGCGAGCCGAGTGTCAGAAAGGAGCAGTATAGAAGAGCGAGTCATTGACTGAGATAACAGTAAAGTAGATGAGCGAGTCAAGAATCAGATAACAACAAAGTAGATGAGCGAGTCAAAAAGGTTGATAAATACATTTTGCAGAGCGAGCTCTTAAATTAAGAAAACATCAAATCACTGGAGCGAGTTAACCTCCCTAAAAAAATCATTTGAAAAGGGCGAGCCATAGTTTCGATAACAGCACAAACGAGAGCGAACCCGATAATGAGAGAACATCACAAACGGTAAGTGCGTCAGGTGCAAGGAGAGAGTCAGTACAGATAAGCGAGTCATTAAAATTGATATACCACAAAAAATGGGAGCGAATCATAAGAACGATTGTTACTAAATCATTATTAAGGAGAAAATTATGCAATCAGAAGAACAAAGAATGAGAATTAAGGGAATCGTGAGAACCATCTATGATTATCAGGATATAAGGATAAAGATGGGCAATCGCTTACGGTTCAAGAAGGATGGGAACGACCAGAAGGACAATGGTACTGAAATGGTTATCAATGCCGAGGATATCCCCTCCCTGGTCGATGCCTACGATGATTCCAAGGATATTGAGGAGAATCTGGTAAAGTCCCTCACCAAGGAACTCAAGGGCATTCCTGTCTATGACAAGTTTCTCAAGAATGTTAAAGGTATCGGGCCGATGATGGCGGCTGTCATTATCTCCGAATACGATATTCATAAAGCCCATACCATCAGTGCAATGGTGCAGTTCACAGGACTCAATCCTGGTCTTGTGAAGGGCAGGAAGATGAAGGATGGGAAGATTGTTGTCACAGACGATATGATCCGTGGAGACAAGCTCACCGCAGGGTATCTTGCTCCCTACAATGCAAGGCTGAGAACGAAGATGCTTGGGGTGCTTGGCACTTCATTCCTCAAGGCAAAAAGCCCTTATGCGAAATTCTACTATGACTATAAGAACCGTCTGGAGAATGAGGCAAGGGAAATCGAGGGACGTGAGGGTAAGACGTGGAATGAGACCACAGCAAAACACCGTCACAACGCAGCTGTCCGGTTCATGATGAAAGCATTCATCAGAGACCTGTACTACGCTTGGAGAGAGATTGAGGGCCTTCCTACCAGATGCCCGTATGAGGAAGAGTACCTGGGGATTAAACACCATGACTATAGTAAGGATAAAACAGCATGAATAAGAAACCATGTGAGTATTGTGAGCTGGGAGCTAATTCAAAATCGCTTCATTGTGAAACAGGCAATGCAATTGCTTTGGTTGAGAAGGGGTATATCTACGTGAAGATCACCCACAAGGACAACAAGCCAGTAGATGCTCAATTTACTGCAAGGTATTGCCCGAATTGTGGTAGAGAGCTTTAGGGGAATATCTCAAAGGTTGATGATAGGTAATAAGATTTCTGGGAGGGTGTAAAAGCCCTTCCTTCACTCCTATTAAATAATAAAGGTAAATGGATGGCTAAATTACCAACAACCATAATTGCTAGAAGGGTTCAGAGAGAATTGGGTGATTTGGGGATATACCTGTATCACAAAGCTGTTACCACAAGTAGCTGGTACTTCAAATTTAAGGACGAGAGGATACGCAGTCTTACCGTCAGGGATCATAAGACCAAACCGAAGTACAAATATAAGTGGAACATAGTAATAGGTTACACAGGGCAGAGACGAGTAATGGACAGGGGTGTTCCAAGATACTTCTATTCGGAAAACGAGGTTGATGATTTCTTAACTCATATACAAAGGTACTACGCAACGATAATGAGGAACGAAACAACCCAACAAGAAGAATATGTAAACCAGAACCAAAGGAGTGTTCTATGAGAGATTATAGCGTGATGAAGCAGTGGCTGATAGAGAGAGTTGAAGAGACAAGCTGTCGTGAGGTAGGTAGAAGGTTGGGTATGAACCACTCAACAATAGGAAAGCTCTGCAGTGGGGCAATATCTTTACCAAGACTGGATACATTGCTGAAGATCGAGGAGGCTATGGGCAATGAAGACTCTGAACCTATTGAAGAATATGACTACGTAGCAGTGCTTGCAAATGAAGAAAAGGAAACTATCCTAATAAAATCAAACATTGATGAAGCGGAGAAAAGACTTTCCTTGATGGCTGTTGCTATAGGCCAAATGGCTGTTGACTTGAATCTTCCAGAAGCATTCTATCTTGGAGTCATAGCTTCATCGTACAGGAACGTAAAAGCAAAGAGGGAGACAGCATGAATTGGACAAAGCAAATGAAAGACTACAATGATTCTACAAAATCGGAACCTATGATTACTGACTTTGATGATAATGAGATATTTACAAATCAATATGTAGACTGGCTAGAAGAAAAAGCAGATAAGCTTGATGCCATTCTTGATAGATTGGGGCATAGCAGAAAGTTGTTCCGGTTGCTCATTTCTTCAGTGCCAGAATCAGAGCCGCAAGTTTCCGAGAGGGCACAGATTATTGATGAGTATATTGTGGAATTGCTTAAAGGGATTGTGGATGAGGAGGTTGTGGCGTGAGCAAGAAAGTATTCATCGTTACCAGCGGAAGCTATTCGGATTATACGATAGAGGCTGTCTTCTCTAATGAGGGTGATGCTCAGAGGTACTGCAATATAAGGAATGCAACCTTGCCTTACCCTTGCTATGAGGTTGAGCATTTCAACATGGACGAAATAGAGGTTGTTCCTCCAAAGTACATGGAAGCTACTTACAAGTTGTATCAAGTCCCAAGCGAAATGAGTCGTATCAGATTTGGTGAGACCAGTATTTATCATGAACCATTTATTCAGTTTGAAAACGAATTCGTTTGCACCGTGAGGTTCAATATGGATAAGAATGTGATGAAGAGGGCGGTCTATGACCAATATGCACAGTTCATGGCAAAACAGGAAGCCATATAATGACGATTAAGCAACTACAGGATAGGGCATATGGTAATGCACTTAATCATGGATTTCACAAGAAGAACCAGAACCTTGGTGAAATGCTGTGCTTGATTCACAGTGAGATCAGTGAGGCTCTGGAGGCTGACAGGAATGGCAGGAGGGCCAATCTTGAAGCCTATGTGAGTAATGGGAAGTCAAAGGAAGCTTTCCTTGAGCATGTGAAAGACAGTGTTGAGGATGAGTTGGCTGATGCAGTAATCAGGATTGCTGACCTGTGCGGCTACTTAAACATCGACCTGCAAAAGCATGTTGAGGCAAAGATGAATTACAACAAGGATCGTGGATATCTCCACGGAAAACTTTATTGAGCAACCATCGCCTGTCTTCTGATGGGCGATTCATTCTACATCTATGAGGTACGAGAAGGCTTGCATCACTGTATCCCTGTCATCGCTTTCGAGAAAACGGATACCTGGGTATTCGAATCGATCTCCGATGCCGCTGTTGCCTATGGCGTTAACAAAAAGGTGATTATTGACAGAATCAAGGATGGTTGTACCCTGAAGGATGGATACACAACCCTTGATTGGTATTCTCCAGAAGAGGAAACAGTGAAAGAATTAAGGGAAATGAGGGAGTATATCCCAAGATCATTCTAAATTGTCCTAGGAAAAAAATTCACTCTTATTGATATGTCATGGTTTTTGCATGACAAGCTTTCTGTGCCCAAAATACTAAAGGAGTTAAACGTAGATATATAGAGAGGGGCTTCGGCCCCTCCTTATTATATAATACTGTTCAGTCTGTTACGGAGGTTCTGGAGTTGTTTGAGCCTTCTTTCTCCGTCACGGTGGTCGTAGCCTTTCCTGTACTTGGTATGGCCCATCAATTCTTCTATTTCACTCTTTTCGATCTCTCCTGCTATCATCGTCTGGAAAGTGTGTCGTAGAGAATACTGTGTCCTGCCTCTCAACTTGATGCCTGCCTTCTTTGCAAAGCTTTTGAAGTGCTTATTGGAAGTGTAGGTTTGCATGAACTCACCATCCATCTTGAAGAGAAACGTCTCTTCCTCTGGAAGTGTCTTTATATACTCATCAAGCAACCTGCAGCATTGGGATGAAAGGATTCCCACTTTGTATTTCTTGCCCTTGTTGGTGGTCTTAATCCTGTCGGCAATAGCTCTTTGCTGTGAATTGATTGATTGTGTTGTATAAACTCCACCAAGCTCTGGATGGTAGTTCTTTCTCTCAAGCCCTGCTATCTCTCCTGGTCTGAAACCTGTACTCTTCATGATATGGAAATAACAAGCCCATTTTAACGAACCCCAAACCCAAACAGCTTGAGCATCGTTCTCTGGGAATAGTATTTCCATCTCCTCTTGGGTCATTGGTTCTCTTTCCTTGTTGTGTTCTGCATTCTTCTCTATCTTCTCACAAGGATTTTCCTCAATCAGCCCTTGGGTGACAGCCATGCTTAGGATGTTTGATAAGCATTGAAGTATCTTGTTCTTGGTATCAGAGGCTAATTGCTTTGATCTACCAGAAGCACTCTTCAGGTTTACGAACCATGAATCAATCATGATGTGGTTTATGTTGCTTAGATAAACTTCCCCAAAAGCAGGCATTATGTAATTCCGGTGTCTACCTTCCATTGCATAATAGTATTCATCGCCATAATGCCTATCTTTTCTTTCGTTCCTAGCTCTGAAAGACTCTTCGTCTGTTCTGGTGTAAAAACCTTCAGAGAATTTCCCCAATGTAATATCTTTTTTCTTTCGTTCGATTAACTCAGCGTTGGCCCACAGTACCGCATTTAGCTCATCGTCAAATCCAGTGGAGACCCATTTGTCAGTTCCATCGAACATGACCTGAATGTTTCGGCCTTTCCTCTTCACTAGGCGGTATCCCCTACGAACTGATTCGTTAATGATACCGGTTTTGTTCCTAACTATGGACTCAGCCCACAGTTCCGCTTCATGTCTGGTGTAACAACCTGAGGAGACCCATTTGTCAGCACCGTCAAACATGACCTGAATGCACCTGCCTTTCCGGTGGGTAAATTTGTACGGAGGTTTCTTTTTCATGTTAATAACTATTGCCCAGAAAATGTAGATTGTAAAGCTGTTTTATGTACAAAAATGTACAGTTGTACATCGATGTACATAAACAACTTTTTCTAGGTAAAGGATTTAAGTCCTTTTTTTATTACCGGCGATCGGACTTGAACCGATACAAGCTTGCGCTCAATAGATTTTGAGTCTATCGTGTCTACCAATTTCACCACGCCGGCGTCAGCGAGATTCATGCTATCAAATCCCTTTGAAAAAAGCAA